TCGTTGATGTTGGCCAGGGTGACCTGATCGTCGTTGCTCAGACCGGACCACGCGGCGACCTTGTCGGACAGGTACGCGCCGTGGTGCTCCTCGTACTCGAACCCGGCACTGTCCTTGACCATCTCCTTGATCAGGTACCCCGCACCGCCCTCGTTCTTGACGAACGGGTTGCAGATACCCTGCTTCGAGGCGAGATCGGAGAGGACGCCCAGGCAGCAGTACAGCGGCGTGGAACCCTCGTACGAGTCCTTCTTGAGGAAGCCCGTTCCCTTCTCGTACTCACCGGAGCGGAGAGCGTCGAGAAGCTGGACCTTGACCTCGGGAACCATCATTGTTCTCTCCCTTGTTGTTGGCTCAAGTGAACCACACGCCACACGGACCGAAGCCCGTGTGTCATGCTACTCACTTGTCCGAGTTGATGTCCAGCAGGCCGTACTTCTTCGGCCAGTCGGGCACGAAGGTACCCGCCGTGATCTCGGCCACGATCTTGTCGTGACCCGACTGCGCGTCGGTCAGCGAGTCGTACCGCACCACGTGCGTGATCTTGCCCGTAATGTCGCCCCTGTCGCCGAAGACCACAGTCTCGTACGGGTGGTCCTCGCTCATGGCGTAGGGAAGATCGTGGATGGTGACAGTGCTCACCCAGTAGTCGCCTACCGTCTGGTTAGCAATGGATGACATGTTCTCTCCCTTGTGTAGGTTCTAACCGAACCACACGGCACAGGTGCTAGACCTGTACCATGCTGCTGATTAGAGCGCCGGGATGGTCGGAGGGTTGTACTCGAAGTTGTCGCCGTTGATCAGCGCGACGATCTGGTCCATGCGGTCCCGGCCGTCCTCGAACGTCGAGATGAACTCCTGGTGCAGCGGAGCGGTCTCCTCGATGGTCGCGTCCGGACCCGGGTCGTTCGCCGAATACACGTCCACCGCGTAGCCGAGGTTGTCCGGGTTGAACCCGAACATCTCGTAGGTGAGCGCCGTGAGGAAGTCCAGCTCGTAGACCACGACGGTCTGACCGTTCTTGGCTTCACGCGTCTCGAACATGATTCTCTCCCTTGTGTTTGCCCCTAAGCTGGGGACACACAGCTCACAGAGTGAGCTGCATGCTCGAAGCTCAGTAGCGCATCACGGCCTGGTACGGGCTGATGGTCTCGGTCGGCTCCATGATGCCGCTCTGGATACCGTACACGAGCATGTCGTGCGAGTCCAGCGCCTTGTCGATGTCGGGGGTGAAGTACGCGTCATACACCGCACCCTTCATGCCCTCTCCGTTGTTGGCGAGAAGGTCACCGATCGTGCCGGTCCCCACCTTGATGAGCAGGCTCATGTGAGGCAGGTACGGCTTGTCCAGCATGACGAGGAACGGGAGGAACTGGTTGTCCTCCGTGTACACGGCCCAGTCACCCAGGTAGGTGATCTTGCCGATGAACTGCTCCACGTCGTCACGGTTCTCCACGTCCACACGGTTGTGGATACCGCAGTCAGCGTTCTGGCACATTGTTCTCTCCCTTGTAGTCCTGGTGGACAACACGATACACACATTGTGCGTATCATGCAATGCATCAGGCTTCCGACTCCTCGGCCTTGACGTTACCCCAGAGATCCAGCCCACACGCCTCATAGAACGTGTCGTACCGGAAGTTGGAGTTGTCCCGCTTGAACATCGCGGCGAGGCTGCGCGCCACGTCAGCCACGGCCGCCTTAGCGACAGGGTCAGACGTGTAGTTGAGGATGATGCTGATCTCCTCGGCAGCCTCGCGGTAGTGCTTGCGAGTCATGCTCATGATTCTCTCCCTCTGTCGGCTGTGATGCCGCCAAACCAGCCGTACGAGACGGCTGGCAAGGTTGGTCACAGTTCGGCGTAGCGATTCTCGATGGTGTCCGCGATCTTGGCGAACGAGTGGCCGTTGTCGTTGTCCGAAGACAGCGCACGGGTGTCGTCCAGCTCACCACGGTTGTAGGTTCCGTTGGCGGACCGCATGCCCGCCCACTCCTTGACGACGTTGGGCAGGACGCTGGTCTCCTCGTAGGATTCGCCTTCGATGTCCACGACGAACCCGAGACGACCCTCACCGTGGATCTTGACCCTCTGCCACGGCTCGATGACGCCCTCCTTCACCGCGATGTCACAGAGGACACCGAGGCAGCAGAAGTTGTCACCGTTGCGGAGACGACCACTGGTCTGGTCGTACTCACCGGAGCGGAGAGCAGTGACCAGCTTGTCAGCGATTTCCTTACGCATGTTCTCTCCCTTGTTTTCCCTGAGTTAGGGACACCGCCCAACGACACTTTCGTGGCGTTGAACGATGCTCATGACTCAGCGACGTTCGGCCGGGACACCGGAGTACGTCAGGGTACCCGCGTTGATCGCGGCGACGACACGGTCGTGACCCTTCTGGGCCTCCTCGGCGGTGTCGAAGTATTCGACGTGCACCGGAGTGACGTCCTCCTCCGGGAGGTCGTCCACGTCCTCGGAGTGCTCGAACAGCAGCTCACCGCGCTTGAACACGGCCAGCTCGTAGTTCGCCACGTCCACTCCCGCGAAGGAGCCGAGGAGCTTGGTGATGTCGTCACGCTCCAGCGTGGAGACACCCTGACCGTCGAGCGTACGGGTGGTCAGGTGCATGGTCTCGAACATTGTTCTCTCCCTTGTGTGTTGGTTCAAGTGAACCAGACGGACTATGTCCCTGTCAAGAGAACAGAGACACAGACCATCCTAAACACTTGAGCCGTGTCGCGGGTATGTGGAGGGGGACATTACTCCTGCCCGGTGTACCCTTCCAGGATGTTGGCGGCGTAGCCACGGACACCCAGGTACTCCAGCTCCGGACCGAGCTTGTTGATCAGGGCGGTACGCAGGGCGTCCGGGTGGTACCCGACGCTGCGACCGACCTTGACCTCCGGAGTCACACCTTCCAGCAGCTTCCGGACTCGCATCTGTGAGACACCGGACTCCGTGGACAGCTCCGCAATGCTCTTGAACGTTGCCATGATTCTCTCCCTTGTGTTTGCCCCTAGCGGGCAACACCGTACACCCATCGGATGTGCGATGCAAAGCGCTAGCGACTTGACTTGCTGATCTGAGTCTTACCACAGTCCTCACACTTGCGGAAGGACTGGTTGAGGTAGTCACCCAGGTCAGCCCAGAGTGACCACCTGTGTACGCCGAGGATACAGGAGAGTTTCATACGTACCTCGTCTCCACCTTGGCGCAGTATGGGTCCTTGCACTGTCGTTGCTGCTTCACAACGAGCCCAGTGCTGCGACCCTGTCTGTCGAGTAGTACGAAGTCGGTCCACTTGCCCCACCCGTGCTCATGCACGGGGATGGGAGCAGGCTTCTCTTTGCGACGAAACATCACTTCTCGCCTTTCTCGACCACGACCACGTAGTGCGCTCCACCACGGGTCTCAACCTTGGCACCGTACTCCTCCACCAGTCCGCTCTTGACCAGAGCGGCGGCAGTCTCATGCAGTGCCTCGTTCGCCTCTTCACGAGACTCGTGTGAGGAAACGAACTTCTTGGCCATGTTCTCTCCCTTGTGTCGGCTGTGATGCCGTGACAACTGGCAAGCATAAGCTTGCCAATCATCATCCTAGTCACAGTCTTGGAACACCTTGCGCGGCCGGTAGCCTTCGGCCGCCTCCACGATGTCACGGTCGGGCACCGAGTACGGAGTCTCCTCCCATCCGGAGTACATGTTGTACTCCTTCTGGAACAGGGCGACCCTGCGACGGACGATGAACGGCCAGTAGGTCTCCGTGTCATCGGCCACCGCGTAGTTGTAGTGGTAGCCACCGCTCGGAGCGTCGTTGCCCTTCTCGATGTGCCAGGGACCACGGAAGTAGTCGTCCAGCTCATCCAGGATGTTGGCAGGAGTCTCCTCCAGATCCTCACTGTATGCGAAGATCTCGTGTGCGTAGTTCCGGTTGCTGACCGGAGTGCAGTCACGGTCCATCCAGTGCCCGTAGACACCAGAGTCCATGAACTGGAACTCACCGGCAGCCATACCGAATACCGTCATTGCTCTCTCCCTCTGTTTGGCAGTGATGCCAGCAAACCACACAGGCTAGCTGTGTGGCAAGCTTGGTCACTGACTCTTGAGACGCGCCTCCTTGGCGCGCTTGGACTTCTTCCACGCCTTCCCGTTGGGACGCTCCTCGTTCCGCACGTTCTTGTGCGGCTTGGGGTGCTTCGGCGTACGACCCTTGGTGGCCATGATGTCCTCTTTCAGCAGTTGGCGAACAGGAAGCGGTCGATGCAGGTTTCACATCCGACCTCTTCGTGGTCGTGATCGTACACGTGCTTCACGTAGATCACGTCACGGTTGGTGTGGTACATGTCTCCGAAGCTGAACACGATGCGGTAGAACTTGCGACCCTCGCGGTCGTACCCATAGGTAGACTGCTCATCCACATTACCGCGACCGTAGAACTTCTCCAGGTTGCCCTTCCACTTGCGTACCCAGCGGAACACGTCCTGGAAGTCCTCCTCCACCCACTCGTGAGAGGAGAGAGCACTTGTGCCAGGCATGCGCCGGTCAGTGGTGGACATCAGAGACATCGTCCTGACTCGCATACTTCTCTCCCTTGTTCTGCGCACCGCTTGTGCGGTGCACATTGAACGGAGGATAGACACACGGTCATCGAGAGCAAGCCCTCACACCGTCAACGCCTACCCTCCACTCTGAGAAGTCACGTACCCCGAAGGACACGCAACCTCCCAAACAAGGGGGGAAAGAACCCTGTAAACCACCGTCAGCCGTTAGTGGCTCGCTAGGCGGGTAGCGTCATAACAACGCCCGATCACCTAGGTCCATCGCTTCACCGGTACTGGCGGTGCAGGACATAGTCCTGCCGTCAAGTTCACAGGTAGCTCACTATTGAGTTCTCAAGCAACGATCAGTTGTCCCTGCCAGCCGTTTCCCTAGCATCCGGGCGCTCTGTTGTAGCCACTGCGGTACTGGCCCCACCTGCAAGGTGGGCATGATGCAGCAACCCGAGCGACGGTCAGTATCAACCGCTCTTCTCACGTGCTAGCTGTGCTGGGGTAGGTCCCTGAACAAGCTTCCCTACTGCGACCCAGTTGCTCGGTCGCTCCCTACGCCTCAGATCTTGCCAGGCTCTTGTGAGCTTGTCAAGCCCCTCGGTCTGACTTCCCCTTGCGGGTCTGTCGCGGCCCTGTGTGGCGGTCTGAGAGGCTGCCAGTCTTCCCGAAGGTTAACACCTGACTAGTCCTCCCGGACCGCCGTAGCGGGCCGACTGAGGAGATCATGACTCACCTACGTTGGCTTGTCAAGATCCGTGCGACGCTCACTAGAGGTGAGCTAGCTAGTGCTAACGGACTTGCGTCCGTGTCGCGGCGTATGGAGTTCTCAAGGTTCCGTGTCGCTGTCGCCTGGTTGCTGCGACACCGAGAACACTACTCAGACTGAGAGAGTTGTCAAACATGCAGGTCAGAGTGCGTACGTGTACATGGAAGCAGTCTTGAGCTAAGCGCTCGCTTGCCTGATTTATCCCCCGTTGTCCGTATCACCAGGTGAGACGTGCAGGTCAGAGCGCGTGTGGTGCACACAGTGGACACATGGGGCAGAGTGGACAGGGTACAGTCCCCATCCTGCGATTCCATGCCAATCCGTGGCTCTAGCCTGCGATAGCTAGGCAGATGTGCGCAACATCCGTGGATAATCATGCGTTCTGCCTAGTTGACCATGGAATGCCAGGCCATACACGCGTATATAGACAGCATGCCCAGCCTGTGCACACATGAGCGCTGCCCCTGCTCAGATGAGCGGACACATCGTAGCAACGCAGGGCAATCCGGACATCACTCACAGTTGCGGCCAAGCTACCTCAAACCTACCCGGGCATTGTTAAATCGGGCGGTGAGTGTGAGTGTGAGTCCCCTCTCCTATCTACCATAAATACTGTGACGTGCATCACACTAGCTCTCAGGGGCCAAGTGCCACAAGGGCTGTAGACCTGTGACGCAGATCACACGAAAAGGTGTGTCCCGCCAGGACACGAGTGATGCCCTTATATATATATGAGAGAGTAGAACATAGTGCGACAGGCTCCTGTGTACGAGGCAACCCCACAGGGGGTTGCCACTGTACGAGTGAGCGAATGGCACCTAAGCTACTATCTAACTAAGGGAGTCTCCGTTCTCGGAATCTCTTCTCCGTTCCCAAGCCCGCCTCTGCGGGCGCTTAGAAGGAAGGGGTGTGGGGAACACCCACAATAGGCCGTCTGTGCGAATTCGCCTACGGCGCTAACGCACGAAGGGGCATAGGATGGCAAGGGTATACAAGACGGAGGATGGGAAGACCTACAAGACCGATCCCTCCAGGGCCAAGAAGGCTCGCTCGACGCGAGCCCAGGTGACCGACTCACAGCAGCGCAAGCAGACCTTCATCAACTACGTGAAGAACGGCAAGTCGATCAAGGAGGCTTGCCTTGACATGGGCCTCACGGAGGCCCAGTACAAGTACCTACGTCAGAGCGATGCAACCTTCCGAGCAGAGATGGACAGGCTTCGTCTGATGAAGTCTGGTGACTTCAACTCGGATGAGAACCGTGAGAACATCCTGCCGTTTCCTCAGTGGTCTGAGGAGTATCTGGACACCAAGCTCTTCAACCACCACCTACAGTGGATCGACGTACTAGAGGGTCGAGAGCCAAGGAACCTTCACGAGAATCAAACGTACATCAAGGGTGAACCTGAGTTCCTTCTCATCAACACTCCACCAGAGCACGCCAAGTCCACTACGATCACGATGAACTATGTTACATATAGGATCTGCCAGGACCCTAACATCCGTATCATCATCGTGTCTCAGACTCAGGACATGGCCAAGCGATTCCTTCGAGGCGTCAAGGACCGCCTCGCATCGGAGAACAAGAACTACCAGAAGCTCCAGGTTGACTTCGGTCCCGAGGGTGGCTTCGATGATGGCTCGTCCGCATGGACGGCCACTGAGATCTACGTATCGTCCAGCAAGCGTGAGTCCGGAGAGAAGGACCCCACCGTACAGGCACTTGGTATCGGTGGACAGATCTACGGTGCGCGTGCCGACCTCATCATCCTTGATGACTGTGTAACTGGAAAGAACGCTCATGAGTACGAGAAGCAGATGGACTGGCTCCAGCGAGAGGTGTACAACCGCCTGTCGTACCCAGGCGGGCGCATTCTACTCGTGGGAACACGACTGGCACCGGTTGATCTGTACGGGGAGATCATCAAGGACGACTACTACGGCGACGAGCAGTCGCCTTGGACGTACCTCACGCAGCCTGCCGTCCTGGAGTTCGCGGACGATCCGGAGGATTGGAAGACCCTTTGGCCACGCACTAATCGCCCTCCTGTCTCGATCGCCGGACGAAATCTTGTAAAGCAGGATGAGGATGGACTCTGGCCTATGTGGACTGGCGAGGCGCTTCGCAAGCGCCGCGCTTCCATGTCACCACGTAACTGGGCTCTTGTCTACATGCAGGAGTCCGTCATTGAAGATGCGATCTTCCCAGTAAAGGCGGTAACAGGTTGTGTAGACGGTATGCGCGCTGCGGGTGTGATGCAGAGCGGTGCTCCAGGTCATCGTGCGAACGGGATGGCGGGTCTATATGTTGTCGGGGGCTTCGACCCCGCAATGACGGGCAACAGTGCCAGCGTCGTGATGGGCGTGGACCGGATGACCGGGGAACGATGGGTCCTGGACATCTGGACCAAGGGCAACCTCAAGCCTGACGACATCTTCGATAAGATCAAGGAACTCACGGTCAAGTACGGCGTGATGGAGTGGCGTATCGAGAAGAACGCCATGAACCTCATGGTCACCCAGAACCGTGACATTCGAAACTTTCTGGCCAGTCGTGGCTGCATCCTCAAGGAGCACTACACTGGCAACAACAAGTGGGACGCCGACTTCGGTGTCGCGTCCATGTCTGCCCTGTTCGATGGATGGGAGTCCAAGAAGGCTCTGATCCACCTTCCCCGTCGCTCTGACAACGAGGGCGTCAAGGCCATGATCGAGCAGCTAACAACCTGGGAGCCTCTGCCTCCAGGCGTCAAGACCAAGAAGAAGACAGACTGTGTGATGGCACTGTGGTTCGCTGAGATCCGCGCACGAGAGATCGTGAACGAGGTCAACAACGTGTTCCACGTTGACAACCCTTACCAGTCTCCACGTGACCAGAACCGAACTGTCACTGTCGATCTGGACCTCATGGGTGTTGCCATGCAGGTGGACCCAGAGGGATGGTGGGGAGGATAACATGATCAAGGGTATCGACGTAGCAAGCTACCAGAGCACTACGTATGACATCACCGGACTAGACTTCGTCGTTGTCAAGGCGACCGAGGGAGTCTCCTACAAGAATCCCAAGTACGACGCACAGGTCAAGCACGCGCGTGACCACGCGCTTGTAGTTGGGCACTACCACTTCGTTGACAGCTCTGCCAGCATGGACGCGCAGGCCACCTACTTCGTTAAGACTGCGACCGAGAAGGCTGGAGAGTTCCTTGTCCTCGACTGGGAGTCTCCCGGCGTTGATGACGCCGAGAAGAACGAGTTCATCAAGAAGACCAAGGCCCTAGCGCCCGGCCTCAAGGTCGGGCTGTACTGCAACAAGGACTACTGGAAGAACCGTGACCACTCCTCTTACTGTGGGGATTTTCTCTGGATTGCCGACCCTGACAGTCCGGCCGGTAAGCCAGCCGTTCAGCATGCGTGGACCATTCACCAGTACAGTAGTGCGGGTGGGACCGATCGTGATGTGGCGGCTTTTAGCAATCGTGGAGCCATGGCGGTATGGGCCGGGAAGCCAGTTGCCAAGCCAGCCCCTGTATATGCGCCGTACCCGGGAGCTAGCTTTTTCCGACTGGGCCGCAAGTCTACACTGATCACTGCGATGGGTAAGCGTCTCGTGGCCGAGGGCTACCGTGGCTACAAGAAGGGACCTGGCCCAGAGTTCACCAGGGCTGATATGGCCGCGTACTCTTGGTGGCAGAAGAAGAACGGCTACAAGGGTGTGGATGCCAACGGCATCCCTGGCAAGCTAACGTGGGACAAGCTCCGCGTTCCAAAGTCGTAAGGAGGTGACACATGGCGCTAACCATCGATAACGTCGCACTAAAGGTCGAGTCGCTGCGCCGTGCTGCCGCTGATCGTGACCAGCGCATGAGGGACGTTCACGACGTTCGCTCTGGTGACATCGACACTGTCATCCCCGGTGCGATGCCAGACGCTTGGCCTAAGCCAATCGTCGCCAACCTGATTGATACATCTGCTCGTGACCTCGCAGAGGTTATGGGTACGATGCCATCTATCAACTGCTCTGCTGGTGTGATCACCACGGACAAGTCCAAGAAGTATATGGCTAAGCGTACGAAGATCGCCAACCACTACGTACAGTACAGCATGCTACAGCATGGTCAGCAGGTTGAGTTCTGCGACTACTACAACACGTATGGTATGGGCATCTACGTCATCGAGCCCGACTTCGAGGACAAGCTACCGCGCATCCGCGTAGAGAATCCGATGGGTGTTTACCCAGAACTGGATCTTTATGGACGCATCCGTAGCTACTCGAAGGTGTGGCGCGAGGAGGCTATCCACCTGGCAGCCAAGTTCCCTTCTCTCCTACGTATCCTCCAGTCCAACGAGACCGGAGGCCAGGAGACGATGGGTTGGGCCGAGCGTGAGATCGAGGTCGTGAAGTATTGCGACGCCGATCAGATGATCATGTATCTACCTCAGCATGGCAACCAGGTTCTACAGATGATGCCAAACCCACTGGGCAAGGTATACGTAGCAATCGCCAAGCGTCCAGGCTTCGACCGTGAAGTACGTGGTGCATTCGATGACGCCGTATGGGTGCAGCTAGCGAAGAGCCGCATGGCCCTTCTTGGGCTAGAGGCAACCGAGAAGTCTGTTCGTGCACC